GGCACCGAAAACGAGAAGTCGATCTGGCCAGAACAGTGGTCATTGGAGGCTCTGCAGCAGACCCGGGCGTCCATGCACCACGTAATGTGGCAGTGGTATGCGCAGTACCAGCAGAACCCAACGGCCTCCGAAGCTGCCATCATCAAGCGCGAGTGGATTAAGTGGTGGACCAAAGATGACCCTCCGCCTATAGACTTCCTTGTGCAAGCGTTTGACACGGCCCTAACTACTAAACAGCGGTCCGACTTCTCGGTGTGCCATACGTGGGGTGTGTGGACGGATGACGACGATGGCAGCACAAACGTGATTCTGCTGAACAAGGTCAAGGGTAAGTACGAGTTTCCTGAACTTAAAGCCATGGCCCACGAGCAGTACAACGAGTGGCAACCGGACAGCGTGATTGTCGAGGCCAAGGCCAGTGGCCAGCCCCTGAGTGATGAGATGCGTCGGTCGGGGATATTTGTGCAGGACTTCAGCCCGGGCAAAGGTCAAGACAAGATTGCGCGGCTTAATGCGGTGTCGGACTTGTTTGCTTCTGGCCATGTGTGGTTCCCGGAGACTGCGTGGGCAGCTGCCACTGTTGAAGAGATATTGGCGTTTCCTGCAGGCGAGCACGACGACGAGGTTGACACAATGACGCTGGCGCTTGCCCGCGTCCGAAACGGAGGCCTGTTGCGCATCCGCACGGACCACGAGGATAATGAGGCTTTCCGGCCATCTCGGCGGCAGGCTTACTACTAAGGATACCTATGACAACGCAAAAGTTTATGGGGGCCAACAACTTGATCGACCGCTTGACTGCGCAGGTCGGCTCCCGTGAGACTGCGTTGAAGCTGCTGCGGAGCCGTGGCCAGATGAAAGAAGGGTCAGAAGAGTTGACCCCTGCGGGACTTGCGCGTAACTCCATGACCGCTGAAGAACGAGCCAAAGATCGTGCGTCTAAACTTTCGGGTAAGAAAGCCACCGCGTACACGTACAACCCAGATACCAATCGAGCTACGCTCAAAAGGAAATAGTATGGCAACAAGCAGCATGTTCCCGTCCATCTCTCAAGCTCCGCAAGGTTTTGACGATTCCGAACTTCCCGACGCTCCGGATTTGGAGATTGAGATTGACAACCCCGATGCAGTAACCCTGTCGGACGGCTCTATGGAGATTACCCTAGAGGCTGGCGATGATTCCACTAGCGACGACTTCGACGCTAACTTGGCCGAAGAGATGGACCAAGGCGATTTGCAGTCGCTGGCTGGGGACCTGATCGAGCTCATTGATGCCGACATCACAGCGCGTAAAGACTGGGTGGAGGCGTACGTCAAGGGTCTTGAGGTGCTAGGGATGAAGTATGAGGAGCGTACCGAGCCATGGACCGGCGCGTGCGGGGTGTTCAGTACAGTTCTTACAGAAGCTGCCGTACGGTTTCAGAGCGAGACGATCATCGAGACGTTCCCTGCGCAAGGGCCGGTCAAGACGGAGATCATTGGTGCCATCGACAAGCTGAAGGAAGAGGCTGGGGAACGTGTCCGCGATGACATGAATTACCAGTTGACCGAGGTGATGACTGAGTACCGCCCGGAGCACGAGCGCATGCTGTACAGCCTTGGGCTGTCAGGGTCGGCGTTTAAAAAGGTCTACTACGACCCGAGCTTGGGCCGTCAGACGGCTATGTTTGTGCCTGCAGAGGACTTGATTATTCCTTATGGCGCGTCCAGCGTTAACACCTCGGAGCGGGTCACGCACGTCATGCGTAAGACCAAGAACGACATCCGCAAGCTGCAGACAGCTGGGTTTTACCGGGACGTGGAGCTCGGTGAGCCCACCACGATCCACACGGACATTGAGAAGCAGAAGGCCAAAGATCAGGGCTACTCCGTCACCGACGATGAGCGCTACCAGATTCTGGAGATACACGTTGACTACGACATGCCCGGGTACGAGGACGAGGACGGCATTGCCCTTCCCTATGTAGTCACTATCGACCGGGCTACCACCGAAGTTATGGCTGTCCGCCGTAACTGGGACAAGGACGACAAGCAGCGCCTCAAGCGCCAGCACTTTGTACAGTACACCTACATCCCCGGCTTCGGTGCCTACGGCCTCGGCCTTATTAACCTGATCGGCGGTTACGCTCGCGCGGGCACGTCCCTCATCCGTCAGTTGGTGGACGCAGGGACCCTAAGTAATCTGCCCGGGGGTATGAAGACTCGCGGCCTGCGAGTCAAGGGTGACGATACACCGATCGCTCCGGGTGAGTTCCGAGACGTGGACATTGCCAGTGGCGCGCTGCGCGACAACATCATGCCGCTCCCCTACAAGGAGCCGAGCCAAGTTCTGCTGTCGCTGCTGAACCAGATCACCGATGAAGGTCGCCGGTTAGGTTCGATTGCCGACATGAACATCAGCGACATGGGTGCGAATGCTCCGGTAGGTACGACTCTGGCCCTGTTGGAGCGTCAGCTCAAGACCATGAGCGCGGTTCAGGCCCGGGTGCACTACTCCATGAAGCAGGAGTTCCAGCTGCTGCGCGACATCATCCGCGACTACACCCCTGAGGAGTACAGCTTCGACCCGTCGTCGGGCGACCGTAAAGCCAAGCGCGGCGACTACGATTTGGTGGCCGTGATCCCAGTGTCTGACCCCAACAGCGCAACCATGGCTCAACGGATCATGCAGTACCAAGCGGTGATCCAGCTGTCCCAAGGCGCGCCCCAGATTTACGACCTGCCCCAGCTGCACCGCCAGATGATCGAGGTGCTGGGTATCAAGAACGCAGACAAGCTGGTGCCGATCGACGACGACATGAAGCCCCGCGACCCTGTGTCCGAGAACATGGCGTTCCTCAACGGCAAGCCGACCAAGGCGTTTATTTACCAAGACCACGATGCGCATATTGCGGTGCACACCGCCCTGCAGCAAGACCCTCTGATGATGCAGCAGATTGGCCAGAACCCGCAGGCCCAGAAGATGATGGCCGAGATTCAGGCCCACATTGCGGAGCACTTGGCGTTTTCTTACCGCACCAAGATCGAAGAGCAGTTGGGTGTGCCCATGCCCGCGCCGGACGAAGATATGCCGGAGGAGCTCGAGGTGCAGTTGTCACGCATGGTGGCTCAGGCTTCGCAGCAACTGTTGGCCATGAACAAGAGCAAGGCGCAGCAGGCACAGGCACAGCAGGCGGCGCAAGACCCGCTGGTGCAGATTCAGCAGGCTGAGCTGGAGATCAAGAAGCAGGACGCCGCCACTAAGGCTAAGAAGGTTGACGGCGACTTGCAGCTCAAACAGCAAGAGCTGCAGCTCAAAGAACGTCAAATGACTGGCGAGTCCCCCGAGATCACCATGGCGCGCCACCAGCAGGAGATGCAGCAGCAAGCCCAGCGTCACGCTATGGAGATGCAGCAGGCGCAACAAGCCCAGCAAGCACAAGCAGCACAAGCAGCACAAGCTGGCCAGATTAAAGGTGCACAGGCCGCGCAAGCCATGGCCCACGGCGGGGCGGTACACGAGCAGAAGATGTTGCACGCGCATCAGACTCACAACCAGAAGCAGAACGCGCTGTTTAACAAACCCAAAGGTGATAAATGAACGAGATACAGGTCCTTGAGCATTTGAACTCGAAGCTCGCTGAGCGAGTAAAGGAATTGGTGGAATCTATGGCAGGAGGGGGAGTCGCCGACTTTCCCGCTTACCGAGAGCTGTGCGGAGTTATCCGAGGTCTCCAGACCGCGCAGTTAGAACTAGGAGACCTCGTGCGTATATTGAAAGCAAACCATGACTAATTTCGATGTTCAAGCCGTTGACCTATCGGGGGTACTAAATACCACTGCCGAAGAGAAAGCCCGACAGGTGCCAGACCCAGTTACCTTTCATATCCTCTGTATGTTGCCCAAGGCAGACGAAGAGCTGGGTGAGACTGGCCTGATTAAGACCTCAACCATGATGCACCACGAGGAGCTGCTGTCCCCCGTGCTGTTTGTGGCCAAGATGGGCCCCGACGCATTCAAGGACGAGAAGCGATTCCCAAGCGGCCCAAGCTGCGCAGTGGGGGACTTTATTTTGGTGCGCCCCAATACGGGCACCCGCATGAAAATCCACGGAACCGAGTGGCGTCTGATTAACGACGACTCTGTTGAGGCGGTTGTGCAAGACCCTCGCGGCATCCAACGTCCTAACATGTAAGGAACAACCATGGCTACTACATTTGAATTTCCAGACGAGGCAGAAGCCCGTGAGTCCAAAGCTGGCGGTCGAGTTATAGACACGGCTCCCGAGATTGAGATTGTGGACGACACCCCGGAGGTAGACCGCAACCGTAAGCCTATGGCTGAGGAGCCCG